ACGCGTCCGCCACGTCGGGCGACGCAAGGCCACGGCGCTTCATGTCGTCCTTGCCCTCGAGGCGCAGCTTCCCGTTCGACATGAACGAGTAGCGCGGCGAGGATAGCTCATTCACCAGCCGCTCGTCTCGCGGCAGCTTGCAGTCGCGCGCCTCGAGCCACGCCTTCGCCTTGCCCCAGAGCTCCGCGCGCAGGTTCATGTACTGCCCCTTGAAGGCCGGAGACTCGCCGACGTTGATCCCGCGCGCCGGCAGCTTCAGCTCCCGCAGCCGGTCCACCACGCCCGCGCCCAGCCCGATGCTGTCCACCAGAATCTCGACCGGGCGGTCGCGGTGATCGGTGCTCTCCCACTCGTGCATCACCGCCCCCGTCAGCGCCATCAGGTCGAGGCCCTTCCATGTCTTCACCGGCGCCACGACCACGTTCGCCTGGCGCTTGCACAGCGCCGAGGAGTCCGCGCCGAAACGCGCCACATCGAGCCCCCACAGCACCGGCGCGCCCGGGTTCTGCACCACGTCCCGGTCCACCGCCGACTGGGCCAACTCCAGCCCGATCAGCGTGTCATCGTCCGCCACCGGGAACTCGCCGAGCACGCGCACCCGGTAGGCGTTGCTGCCCTCGCCGTACCGGCTCGACATCTCGGCGATGTAATCCTCCGAGACCCGGGGCGAGTCGAGGCAGCTCACGTGCAGGTTCTCCCACTCGCCGGACAGGCGGTGGAAGGTGTCGTAGAAGTAACCCTGCGTCCGGGTGGGGTTGCCGAGCAGCAGCGTCGTGGCGTTGTGGCCGGACATCGAGCCGCCGGCCGACTCGAAGACCGCCTCGGATACGCCCGGGGCCTCGTCCACCACCAGCAGCACATACTCGGCGTGGATGCCCTGCAGGGCGTCCGGCTGCTCCGCGCGGCTGGTGCGCGCCGAGATGAAGGCCTCCTCCGGGCTCGCCTTCAGCTCGATGCGGTCGGACTTGATTTCGAGCAATTCGGCCACCGCCGGCGGCAGGAGCTTGGCCCAGCGGCGGCACTCGCCGAAGAGGGCGTCGAAGAGCTGCGAGGCCGTGGGGGCCGTGACCACGACCTTAACCGGGACGCGGGTGAGCATGAACCAGAGCATGGCCCACGAGGCCACGGTGGACTTGCCGGTGCCGTGGCCGGAGCGGACGCTGATCTTGCGCTCGCCGGCCGCCAGAAGCTCTAGGAGGCGACGCTGCCACGGGTCGGGGGTTACGCCTAGGACCTCCTCCACGAAGGCCATAGGGGCCGCGTGGTAGCGTTTGACGAAGGCAAAGTACGGGTTTTCAGAATTTTTCATACGGTCCGTGTGGGGTTACGCAAGCGCCGACCCCCCGCCGGGGGCCACCCGCCGGGGGGGGGTCGGCGGGCGGCCGGAATCGCCCGGAGCCCCGACCCTAGGGGAATCAAGCACTTACGCGCGCCCCCGTCGTTGAGGGGGGGGATTGTCCGCAGGGCGGTCATAATCGCCCCGATTTAACATAATGGGTGTTATACGCACTACACGCCTTAACCCCTTGCGAATCAAGCACTTGCGCCGTGCGTGCGCTTGCGCATCTGCGCCCGAGCGCGTGCTGATCGCCAGGCCGTGAGTTATCCACAGGTTATCCACAGAGTTATCCACAGGCCGGTCTTAAGAATCGCGCGCAGGCAGACCGTCGGACGACCCGTCCGACGTCAGCTTTTCGGGTTCCTGCACGCTCACAGTCCGCATCAGGTCGCGCACCGCAGCAAGGTGCAGCGCCGTCGTGTCGGTGATGCGGACATCGCTCTGGATTTTGTTTCCCCACCGCCTCGGGTCCATCCGTTCGGCCAGCCATTGCCGCGCAGACATCGCCACCTTCGCGGCGTTCGGGTCCATCTGCTCCTGCTCGACCTTCTCGGCCAGCGCCTCGATTCTCTCGGCGTTCAGCAGGGCGCGCGCGTTGCGGACGATTTCGTACCGCTCCATCAAGGCCGGGTCGGACTGCATCTTCCCCCAAAGGATGGCGAACGGAACCTCGCTGCCGCTGATGAAAGACCGAAGTGAATGCCCATCTGCAAGGTGAATCCAGAGCTGCTCCCAGAAGTCCGGCGAGCTGATGATCTGGTGCGCCTTCTCGCGGCGCTCTCGCTTTCGTGGTGTCCCTGCCATCAGTCGCTCACATGCACATAGGTGCTCACGTCTTCGTAGTCCATGTCGTAGCCATCCACCGGCACCACATCGAAGTTGCTGTACCGTCTCCGCGTCGGCTCCGGTCTCTCTTGCCGCGTCGCTCGAGGAGACGGTCGGTTGCGTATCTCTTCGGCGTAAACACGGCGCCACAGCTTCTCAGCCGTCGTGAACCGGTGCCCGCAGGTCAGGCACTCCCGCCGACGCCTAGCCTCGGTCGGGAACTGGTAGATCTTCACGACCTCGCTAGGCTTGGAGCACTTCGGGCATTTCATCTGTCGGGCAGCTCGGCCTTTGCCATCTTCAGCCAATCTTCCAAGGGCTGCACCACGAGGAACTCACGCTTGTCGCCCCGGCAGATGACGACCGGGATCTCGTAAGGCGCGCACGCTGCCCTCGCCTGGTCAACCCAATCGTAGACCGCGATGCTCTTGCGTCGCTTCACCTCGACCACGAACCGGCCAAGTCGAATGTCGCAGCCACCGTCTCGAGCCTGCCCGAGTTCACGCTTCACGACCCATCCGGTCGCCTGGCTAATCTTGTCGCAGACCTCTCGCTCGGTCTCGGCGCCCCGCTGTCGTTGTCTGATGCCCATCACCACCTCGCAGTCAATCGGCCCAAGTCTACCGCATAGCATAGGCCAGCAATCAATGGACGCAACCGGCGCCGCATCCGTTGGTCTCGCTTGCTCTGCCGGGTCTGTTCCCTGCGACGCTCGAGGTTCGCCTGGTAATAGGCTCGATGGTACCGGGTGCGCTTGTCGGCCCACGGCTCCGGCTGCCTTGACTCATCGACGGCCTGGGCCACGATGACTCGCACCTGGTTGGCCTCGATGGTCTGCCGCGCCATCTCGCTGATCTGCTCGATCGTGCGACCTTTCTTCCGGTGCCCCTCTCGATGGTATCGGTGAGGCAGCCCGCCCGTGTTCTCGGTCAGGCAGACCGGGCAAAGCTTAACGGGCTTTCTCATCCGCCACCTTCCAAAGCAGGTTGATGCTGGGCGGCTTCTCGCCTCTCGCGTTCTCGGCGAGCTCTGCCGCCTCGGCGAAGGTGTTAGTCACCCCGAGCCACCGCGGGATTACCCTTCCGTCGGGTCCCATGCGCCAGACTACATACTCGACCTTGTCGCCCACCCGCTGGCCCCGGATACAGAACCGGCCATCTGTTGACGCCTTGTCCCAGAACGGGTCATCCATCCACTCGAGCGGCCCGGTGTGGTTGAGGTCAATCTTCTGCTGGCTCACGCCGGCCACCTCGGGTCGGTGCCGACCTCGCCGTGCTGGTCGCGGTAGTGGACGACCTTGGCGTTGAACATCGACTGCATGGCCTTGGCAACTTGGAACCCTTCCTGCCCCAGACCCTCAACCATCCGCCTTGCTAGTGGCGTGTCTGCACTATGTTGCTCTAATGCAACACTACGCAACGGACTTGTCTTGTACCTCATGCTTCCTCCGTGTCTGAACCAATGTCCGGGTCTGTCCGGATGTCCGGGTGCTAAGCACACCCGGACATATCCGAACAATTTGACCGTCCGGAAATGTCCGGATTGGACAAATCCGGACAAATCCGAACATCACTCATTTGCGAGCCTCGAACCGCCCACCGTGCCCGTCATAAAGGGCGACATGACCAGCTTTTCGACCGCCTCGTGGACAGACGAGCGGGGCAGTCCGCACTCCTTGCCGATCTGGCGGAGCTCCTGCATGGTCCAGACAAGGGGCGTCTCGCTCCGCTTCTGGCGCTCACGAAGGGCGAGTAGGAGGGTGCGCTGCGACTTGCCTTGGGGCGCCTGTGCCGTGATGGGCTTCTCCCCCTGGGCCACGCTCTGTCGCATGACGAGGCTGGTCAGCCGCTCGCCGTACCGGTCGGCCGCGCCCAGGTCGACGACCTCGGCCTCGTACGCAAGGTTCGGCAGCTCGCCGGTGTCCTTGAACCGCTGCCTCGTGACCTCGACGTGGGTGTTCGGCTGGGCGGCGCGCTTGACGATGAACTCGCTATCGGGGTTTGCCATGAGGGCGCTGGCGCCCCGCGGGCGGTCGGCGTCGCCGTGCCCGGAGTGCGCGACGATCAGCACGCTCGCGTCGTACCGCTCGCGGATGAAGCGCGACACGGCCGACAGGTACGCCGCCACCTCTTGGTTGCTGTTCTCATCCATGCCGGCGCTGAACTTGGAGAGCGTGTCGATGACGACGAGCGTCGGCCGGATGCCGGCCTTGTCCATGGCCTCGACCAGCATCGCCATCTCCTCCTCGCGGTTGAGGTTGAGGGGGCGCTCGAGGGCGAGCACGGGCAGCGCGCGCAGGTCTTGGCCGCCGCCGAAAGTCTGCATCCACGCCTTGACGCGGCGCCCGAGACCGCCGCCCTCACCGGAGAGCAGCGCCACCGGGTTGCCGGCGGTGGCGATCCGCATGGCCCAATCCAAGGCTATGAAGCTCTTGAAGCTCGCGCGCGGCCCCGCCAGGACGGCCACGACCTTGGCCTCGATGACGTGGTGCAGGAGCCACTCCGGCTCGCGGTTCTCCTCGACGATATCGGCGACGTGGCGCAGCACGACAGAGAAGCCCGTCGCGTTCGTGGCGCCCGGCGTCACCGCCGCGGCGTCCGGCTCGAGGCTGCGGACCATGCCGCGCGCCTCTGGCACGTCGCCGTAGTCTGGCCCCGGCTCCTCCCGCTGCGGCGGGCCGATGCGCACCGCCTCCGAGACTGGCGCCCAGCCGCCGGCGCGGGCGGCGTTGAAGAGGGAGCCGAGCGTGACGCCACCGCCGCGGTCAAGGTGGAACGACTGCCACCGGTACTCGATGTCTGCGCGCCCGGCGTAGGAGGCCGGCAGCTCGCCGGTGATGCCGCCGCAGCTCCACGAATCCCAGAGCTCTAGGCCGTCGTCTGCGCCGCCGGAGGCGTGGTGCAGCGCCATGCCGACCATCAGCCAGGCGTCGTATCCGGCGGGGTCGATGTACGCGATCGCCTCGGTGACGCGCGGCAGGTCGCGCTGGAAGTCTTGGCTGGTGCCGGGCTTGGGCGGCAGCTTCTTGGCGACCTCGGCCGGGAGCTCGAGGTCCATCCGGCGCTCGTCGATAAGCCCGGCGGGGAGCGGCTGGATGTCTCCGACCGGCCCCTGCTGGCCGAAGTGCAGCGGCCACCAGACGATGTAGCCACCCTCGGCGCGGATGTCGAGCCCGTCGCGTCGCACCTTGCCCAGCGTGACGGAGACTCCGCCCCGGATCTTGACCCCGAACGGCAGGCTGAAGAGGTAGTGACGGCCGCCGCTGCCGCCGCCGGTTTGGTGTACCCGGGTGGAGATGAGCACGTCTTGGTGTTCAGCAATCCAGTCCTGCGCGGCCTGTCCTGCGCTCTTGTGGTCGTAGTCGACGGCCACGATTCTGGTCACGGAGCCGGTCGGGACGCCGACGAGGGCGTCGGGGCGCTCGCTCCACCAGCGCCTGATCTGGGCCTCGTCTTGCGTCGCGGCCTTAAAGCCGTTGGAGGTGAGGGGCGACTTGGCGCGCAGGGTGCGGCCGCCCTGGTCGGCCTCGTCGCGCCGCCGGCATGGGAACACGGGGACGCGCTTGGCGAGCTCGAGGACGCGCTCGACGGGCACGACGGCGGTGAGGTCTGGCTTGGTCATGGGTAGAGATCCGGTCGGAGGGCCTTCCTAGATACACCGGTCGCTGCCTCGACGGCAAGCGCGCGCAGCGGTGGCACGCGCCCGGCGAGCACCCATTGATGCACGGCCTGCGGCTTGACCTTCAGTTTACGGGCCAGCGCGGTCTGTCCGCCCGCCTGGGCGACCGCGTGGAGTAGCGCCGCGTGTGGCGGCTGGACTTTGGGTTTAGGCATAGCGCCGGGAGGGTAGCAAGTGCGCCTTGAGGGGGCAAGGGCGGCGGCTGAAAAATATTTTCAAGAAAGTCTTGACACGCCTCCAGGCCTGTTGCAGTATGCATTCCACGGGCGGCGATTGTGCCGCGCCGGAAGTGTTCGAAGGAGGTCTTTATGTTCGTCTCTCTCTCGCAGTTTTTCTGGGTCAAGGGTCCGGCCGTCACGGCGGTCGAGTTCCACGGCGATGTCGCGGTTCTCACGCACACTGGCGGCGGCGCGTTCAGCATCGTGCGCGGCACCGACTATCTCGGTTGCTGCCCGACCATCCGCCACGCTCGTCGCTACGCGAAGAAGGTGGCCGCATGACTCCTTTTGAGACCGCCTTCTGCGCAGCCGTCGGGCTTTTGGCGCTGATTTTCTTCGGCGTCTTGGCGCTCTTCATGTACGCGCGCCCCGCGCCGTGGCCGTGCCTGCGCGACCGCCGCGAGCGGCTGCCGCACCCGACCATCCGCGCGCGCGTCGTGCAGCCGCACAAGTATTCGCGGTGGTGGGTATGAGCGCCCCGGTAGACAACTTCTACAAGAGCCTTGAGCGCACGATGGGTCTGCGCGTGGACGCCGCGAGCGTCACCGCCCCGACCCGCGCGCGACTCTGCGGCGTCAGCGTCGGCGAGTTGGCGCAGGCGCTGCGGTTCTCTGGGCTTTCCATTTTTACGGGCCACGACGGCGTGGTCGAAGTG